TACTGATTTACCCATGATTTCACCATAACGAGAGAAGTTTAAATCAAATTCACCTGACTCGGTGAACTCGATTTCTTCTTCTTGTTGAAGACCTAGACCCATCTGTCCTAGTTTCATCTTCATTTGCTCAACGGCAGCTTTAGGGTTAAGATATTCTGAGATTGCAGTGTGTCCTAGTAATGCATTTACCATTTGTTTGATATCTGCATCATCTATATCATGAGGAACTTTACCTGAAGTCCTCAAGTCTAATCCTTCGAATCTACCTTCGGTTATAAAATCTTTAAATGTTTTCATGCTCTATCCCTAAATTATGCAGAAACAGTAATTGTTCCAGCAGCTGTTCCTATTGCACCACTATTTGTAATAGTTGCATTACCACCACCGACAGAATCAACAATTGTTCCACCGTTTAATGACATTGCATTTGCACCGATACTTAATACATCATCTGCTTCTGTTGCAGCGTTGTTAGCTCCGATTACAAGGTTAAATATAAGTTCGTTAGTTGTTGAACCGCTTGCATATGATAATGTGTGGTTTGCTCTTTGGTCATTCACAACAGTTAATTGTGGTGTTCCACTGACAGTCACATTTTCATTGAAGATAACTTTGACTGATAATGTTCCACCATCTGATTTATCAAATGCTGTTGAAACAAAATCAATGTTTGTTATGTCTGCTTGGCCAATACCAACTGATAGGTCAGCTCCAGTTGCAACTAAAATTTCAGTAAGTTCTCTAGAACCTACAGACTTTTTTAGAACCCAACCTTCTGATTTAGCGACACAGTTTTTCTTATCTGCATCTGAAAGCCATTTTGGTTTACTTTCGTCTGCGTCTGATACTCCCCATAGTGCCATTTTTCTTCTCCTAAGTTGCAACCTTTAATATAGCATTAAAGGTCTTTTTAAATGTTTTTACATCTTTTTGTAAAAGTCTCAAGTATTTATCTCTTATCGGGGCTCGAACCTTCATTAAAGTGTCATGAACTTTGATTGCATCGTCTGCTTTCACCTTCATGTCTTTCATGTCGTCTGTTCTAACCTTTCCGTCTTTGTTAGTATCCTTGAACTTCCTTAATTGCACTAAAACATTTGCATCAGGTCTTAATTGCATACCTTTTGCATTTGAATTAAGTGCATCTATTGCTCTATCAATCACTTCATCTTCTTGAGCTTCAGAGTATTTACCTCCACTCATAGTTGAAATCTTCTGCAATTTCTGTCTAAGTTCCTTTTCGTTCTTAGATTTTGCAACTGCACGAGCAACCTTTTTATTACCACCGTCTGACATCATACCGAAGTCCCCTACTTTTTCTATAACTTTTCGGGTTTCTACGGTATCCTTCTTTATATAACCTAACTTTGCAAGTTTTTCCTTGAATAGTTTAGTTCTACCATCGGTAGTTAAAATCTTTTCTATTTGTTTTTCACTAGGAGTCAATGTCGATTTCGCCATCGTAATCTCCTTTTTTAATACTGTCTTGGTATCTCATTATTCCGATATATGCATTGTTAAGATGTTCCCACATATATGTTACAGAATCAACTACATTAGGATACTGTAATTCTTGGTGTATCTTATCTGCTTGTTCTAATGCTTTACCAAACTTTTTAAGAGTCTGCAATTCTTTCTTTCTATCAAACTCTTTTCCGTTATATTTACTGACTCTTCGATAGTTACCATTATATCCTAGTTTCTCATCTAGTTGGTGCATTTCTCTGTATGTTTCAAATAAATTCTTTGACATTACTCTGCTCTATCTTGTTTTACTAGGTCGTTCATAGTGTCTATGTTCTCATATCCACTCTTACTTGTATCGTATTCGTAAGCTTTCTCTCCTTCACCTACTGCTAAACCACCGTTAATATACTTAACATTATCCTTTTGCATAGGATAATCAGGCATTGCAAAAGGAACTCCAAACTCTTCAACTAATTGTTTGAAGGTTTTCATTACTTCATTCCCTTGTTAAGCATTTTATCAATTTGAGGTGTAGTCATATCTTTTTCTGTTGGGTCTCCATATCTTGACTTACCTATGACTACTCTTAAGAAATCGTTTACTTTTTTCTTTGGGCCTTTGATTCTGATATGTTTATGCATGACTGCAGATTTTAAACCAAACCTTCTTGCTTGTTTTGCAATCTCCATACCAAAGTAACCTTGTTGTTGACCACTGTTGAGTTTGTTTCTTGGGTCTACGGTAATGTCTGCAACTTCTTCTGAAATGTATGCATTTTCCCACATTTCTCTATATGAGTCCATGACATTCTTTTTCTTTTGTTTTCTTTTGTCTTTTTCGTGAACCCTTCTTCTAGTTCCGTCTGCCATTATCCACTCGTTCTTGAGAGACTTACCGTCTTTATCATATCCTGGCTTACCTGCTTTCTTTTTCTTTGCAATTGCAATTGCAGCTTGTTGTGCTGGATTTGCAGCTTCTTCTAGGTTTTCTTTCATAGGGACATTTTTTGCAATCTTATAGAATTTGTCAATTGCTTCTAAAGCTTTTCTAACACCACCACGAACCATTGAGAATGCTGGTGCAGATAAACCTGAACCTCTCATAGTTTTATCAACTTCTTTAAGCATTTTTTCTAATTTCTTTTGAAGTTTTTCTACATTCTTTACATCTTTATCGTCATATGGTTTTTCTGTCAAATCTTTTACTTCTTCTGCAATGTTATCACCCATTTTCTGCATCATTTTTTGTGCAAGGTTAACAAGTGTAGAGATATTTGATTTCTCCATTTTCTTCTTGTTAGAATCATTTACTTTATCGTAAATTTGAGAAATCATAGAAGCAGTAAACATATCAACCATTACACCACCAACTTTAGCTGCACCTTTAGTGTCAACTATCTTTTTGATATCAGGCACAAGGTTTTTACCTTCTGATATTTGTGATTCGTTTAGAATATCGTCAATGAAGTCTTCTACTTCACCTTTGTTACTAATCTCACCATTGTCTAATGCCCATGAGATTAAGTCGTCTTCGACTTTTTTAGGTAAGTCTTTGTTGTTTTTTCTGAAATTGTCAATGTCTCTTTTGTGTTTATTAATAAGTTTCTTCCAGTCGTTATCCCTAGGATACATTTTCATTACTTTTTTGTAATCTTCTTCTAACTGTTCTCTGAAAGTTTCTTCGTTTGCAAATTTAAGAGCATGTTGAACTTCTTTTGATTTGAGGATTTTATCCCCATAGAATTTTTTGATTTCTTTACGAGCAATACTATCTGCACCACCTAAATCTAGTGCAACTTCGACAGCTTTTCTGATTTCTTTATCTTTGACTTTGTTTTTTCGGAAGTATGTAGCAATCTCACGACCAGTGAGTTTCATTCTACCATAAGGCCCTAGTGCATCGACTTTACCGTCTTTATCTAAAACCTTCTTTTCTTTTATCTGTTGAAATATATTCATGGCTATTAAAACCCGAACATCATGTCATATAAGTCGGGGTCGTGTTTGTTTATAATGTTTGCAATCTCGTCTCTTGGTTGAGATTCCATGTTACTGAAAATTTTATCTAATTGTTTGAGACTTCTTGCAGTGAGTATTTCCATTTCTTCATACTCTTCAGTCTCTATACCACTCTTAAACATTTTTAAGAACTCGTTGATTTGTTTGACTACATCGTCATATCCGTTCTTTTTTTCTCTTTTAAGAACTTTGTTGATTTCAGATGTAATCTTACTGGACTTTTTTGATTTGTATTTCCCCTTCTTTCCTTCTGTAAGTTGTTCTACATATTCTTTTACAGTTACGGATTCGTTCTTACCTTTGTAGTTTTTATCTACATAGTCAAAGAACTTTTTCTTTTCTTCGTCTGATTTAAAATCAGCTGGTGAGGAAACACCAAATTTCTTCAATGCTTTCTTGAAGAACTCTTGGTATTCTTTATTACCTTCTAGAATCTTTTTTGAATCCTCTAGAAGAGATTTAGGTAGGTCATGTATCATTGCTTCAATTCTCCTTTTTCAAAGTATGCAAACATTTTTTGTTTACCTTCTTCGTTGAGCTGTAATTGTTTTGCAAGACGACCCAACATGTTTCTTTCCGTGAGTTTTTCTACTGTCTTTTCAACTGTTTGTTTCTCTTCAACAACTTCTTCGACCTCTTCAACTTCTTCTTTAAGTTTACCTAAAGCTTGAACAGTTTTCAAAAATCCTTTTGGATTTTGTTTTTGCATAGATTGAACTACACCCATACTGGACATATCAATCAATCTGTCGATACCTTTAATCTCATCGGGTTTTTTTGTTTTGAAGACTTTTGAGATTAAAACCTCATGACGAGCCATTTCCTTCTCTTCAAGGGTTTCTTCTACAATTTCTACATCTTCTTCAAATGCATTAAGTTCTTCTTCAATTTGGTCGTTGAGAATCTCGTCTGCACTCTTCTCTACACTACCTTCTTTTAAAGCAATGTGATTACGAACTTGTTCTAGTTTCTCTTTCCAGTTTTCTGACTTATAACTCATAACAGTATTATTTATATATTCTCGATTCTTACAATAAGATTTCCTTCACCTTTTAAGACACGGTGATAAGTTAATCTTGGAATCTCGTATTTTCTCCCTATTTCTAGAGTTTCAGGCAATTTATCGTCTAATTGTAATTGCCACCCAGTTCCACTTAAAACCGATACTCTTCTTGACTCTTTATCTCTATGCCAAATTAGTTCTCGGTCTTCTATATCTGTCCCAAAAGTCCTAACTCTGTAGGTTTCTTTTGTTCCATATTTGGTGTAAATCTCTTCTTTATACGGTCTAGACACTAAACAATCCTAAAACATAGTTCTCTGCACAATTTTCTGCATATACTTCAGAATGATTGTGTAGTTCTCTAGTTTCTAAAAGACCAGTATTATCGAATAATTCTACTTCAAATCCTTTTGAGGTCAGGATAACTTTCGCCATTCTCCCGTCCTGTTGATATTGGTGCATAATTTCTCTCATGATAATATATATGGTTTACCAAAAGAAGTTTCCTCCGTCTGAAAGACCTAACTGTTTTGCATAATGTGGTAATCTACATGCCCAATATCTTGCAGTAGTTTTATCATTTGCAGTATCACATTTATGTCTTGCAGCGAATGACTTCCTTGCTTTTTCGTTTCCTAATTTAACTTTTAAACCTGTTGTGTCTCCCCATGTAACCTTCTTTACTTTGTCTCCGTCTTTAACATAAACATAGTATTTCTTTGGGCCACCTTTCTTGGGTTTGTTGAGTTCGGGTTGTTCTTCTTCGTTGATATACTCGTATTGTGGACAATCTAGTGGGACTAATTCTCCTTCGTATACTTCAAACTCCCCAATATCTGTCTCTAAGATGTTCTTATCTACTTCGGTAAGTCGGTATCTTGATTCTATATGTAGTCTTCGTGCTTCATTGATAGTTTCAAAGAACATGGTTGAACCTAGACGAAAGGGATTGTCTAGGATATTGATACCCTTTTCTTGCATTTCTTCAAGCGTATCTTGAATTGCAAGTTCTTTCAATGTTTTCATTATAACTCTCTAACTTCGATTTCTTCGTTTGCTGGATAACCTTTTAATGGATTACCAAAAACATCACTAAAGTTCTTTTTGACTTGATTCTTTTGTTCGTGGAATGCTTTTTCTTTCTCTTTTATATATTGTTCTGTATCTTGGCCTGGTGTATCTTCTTGATAGGACTGTCTGATTTCGTCTGTTCCAGCTTCTAGAACTCCATTGTCATGTTTGTTACCATGTTTTTCTTCTAACTCTTCACCCTGAGCTCTTTTGATTTGGTCGTCTGTTGGAGCTCCTTTTTCACCTTTCTTTCTCATTGGTTCACCACGAGCTCTTTTCTTTCTTATGTTATCCCATAGACTTTCGTTTTGGTCTTTCTCTCTTGCAGCTTCTGCGTTATCAGCATTTTCTTTTTCTTTTGCTTCGTCTTCTTTTTCTTTCTCTGCTCTTTCGGAATCTCTTTCATGTCTATTATCTAGAGCTTCTTGTTCTGCTTCGTGTTTTGCTTTTAGAGCTTCTTGTTCTGCTGCTTGTTTTAATGCTAATTCTGCAGCGTCTTGTGCAGCGTCTTCTAGTATGTCACCAAACTTAAGGAATAATTTATTATCGACTTGTTTCTTATCAGTTACTTTTGCTTTTACATATGCACCTAATTGATTCATAAGTGCAAGACCTCTCTCTTCATTCTTATCAAATTCTTTAGTAACTTTCTTTTCAATCATTTTTAAGATATAAGATAATACTTCTAATCTAGGTGCAACATATTTACCTTCTTTGATTTCTTCACCCATAACTAAACCTGATAATTGTTGAACCAAACTAGTTACTACTGGTGAAGGTAATGTTGCTAGCATTTCTAATTGTTTCTTTGTAAGACCTTTAACTTTCTTTAATTGTTTTTTGATATTGACTGCTTCTTCGATTGACTCAGATTTACCTCTGACCTTTGCAGCCAAGTCTTTATCTGCACCACCCCATGTTCCTTTTGATTTAGTTACAAAAGAATTAACGCGTGCATGTCCCCATTGAACTGCTGTTGTTCCAGGCCTATGACCTGATTGCCATGCTTTTACACCTCTTTGGAATACTTGTTTTAGGATACCGAAAGGCATTCCTGTTTTGTCTGCTTTCTTTCTTAGAGATTTATCTGCAGCTGCTTCGTCAATAGTCTCTCCGAACATTTTGTGATACTTTTTAGTGTGTTGTGAAGGTTTTGTATCTGCGTCTGCATCGCCTGGTGCTGGTTCTTTACTACCCTTTGCAAAATGAGCAGCTCTTTTTTCTTTTGTTTTCTTAGACATCTTATCACCGTCTGCATCTGCAGCGTAATATTTCTTAGGTTGAGTTCCTTTCTTGTCCTCAACATCTTTATCTTGTTGTGTCCTTCTTAACTTTTCTCTTATATCTTCTAACATAATACTATTTATGACCTTTTTGCATCTAACTGAGACTGTTTCCATGAAAGTGCTTTCTTATTACTTGGGAATGAACCAGTCCAACCTAATAGTTTTGAATAAAGTTTTTGTGCTTTTGATTCTAATGATTTCAAATCATCGTCATTTCTAACTTCAACAAAATCTCTACCAAATATACTCTTATAATCTTTTACATTTTTTTGTGCTTTTTCCCAATCACTCTTTACAATTTCGGGTGGAAGTTTTCTACTTCTCATTGAATTTCTTTTTTGTGCATTGTCTAAATTTGTATTGACATAAACCATTTTATATTCATAACCTAGATTGTCTAACATTTTTTTATAGTTCTTAATCTTACTTGACTTTGCAGAAGTTGTATCAAAGATTAATCCAAGTCTTCCAGCAAGATAGTTATCCATATTCTTACCAGTTATCTTCTTTGCTTTTGCACGGATTGGGTCAACCTGAGTAAAGTCTGCAGCTCTTAAATCTAATGATAAACCAGCTTTCTTTAAACCAATTTCAAATGCTTTATCAGTGTTTACCATTTTGAGTCCAAGTGCTTTTAGTGATAACTTATCTACAACTGTAGATTTACCACTTCCTGGCCCACCTGCTAGGAATACTGCTTTGAATACGCCTGGGTCATAAACACCCTCTGAAATTAAATCTTCTATCATGTAACTAGGTAAGGTTCCTTCATTGATACCCATACCCTTTCTGATATCTTTGTATAGTTTATCTGCAAGTTTTTTACCCTTAGAAGGAACACCGTCTTTGAAGTTTTCAAAGTCTCCGTCCTCTGCATACTGTCTCATTTTACTTGCACTCATACCTGATACATCATCTGCATCAGGGTCTCTTTCTCCAGCTGATACAATATTGATATTCTTAAACTTGTAATATCCGTGTCTTGCTTTGACTCCGTTGTATTTGGTCAATAACATTTCGAACTCTTTTACTCGGTCTGAACCTACAACCATGTTTACATTTACATATTTCTTTTGGTGTAAGAAGTTTGCAATCTCAAATACAGTTCTGACATTTGCATCAACAACGATTTTACCAAAGAACTTTCTAAGGTATTTTACTTTATCTTTGTGGTTTAGTGGGTTCTTTCTTTTGTCGTTTGAATGAGAAGAGAATAATAATACATCTGTTCCTCTACCAATTTGTAGAAGTTTCTTGACAAGTTTTTCATGTCCTGTAGTAGGTGGATTAAAACGACCAAAAGTGAATGTTGCACTCTTCTCTTTTTGTTCTGATACGAAATAATTAAATGTTTTCATTTGTCCCAATTCTTTTGTGCAGTAAAGTTGTTAAATGCAAACTCCATTCTATCTACGAGTTTGACTGCACTTCCTGTTTTATCAATTGCAACATAACCTTCGGGGTTTACTACCTCAAAGCCATTTGCAGTTTTCTTAAATGTTCCTATACTCTTTACTCTATTTAGGACGGTTATGACCATTTGTTTTGCAACGACCAAGTGTCCCATGAATGCAGTAAGATTCTCTATAAACTTTTGAAGACCTCTTAATTCACTGTATAATTGTTCACCAATCTCTGTCTTAATTTGTTTTGTTTTTTCCATTTTAACTTTACCAACTACTTTATCTCTCCAGTAGTTTTCAAAGTGTTTCATATATCCTTCATAGGTTGGTTTAAATTTACCACTCCTAATTAATGCATTACAATATGTTTTATAACTTGCACCAGCTCCTTTAGAACCGATTGCACTTTGTATTTCTTGAAACTTTTGTAGGTCTTTTCTTTTGATACCATGAAATGCTTTACCAGTCTTAGATAACTCTTGAGTCAATGCAAGAGTTTCTTTTGCAGTCATAGAACCTTTACCACTCACATCTTTATAACTTGCATCGTCTATCCATACATCTTTATTGTGTCCTAACTTCGATATATCTGCACCAAAACTTGCAGATAAATCCTCTATAGTAGAACCTGAATATGTGGTATGGAAAACGATTCCCATTTTAGAACCAGCAATATGCTTACCTAAATCTGATTCAGTATTTACTGCATATAGAATAGTATTTGGTTGAAATGTGACGAATGATTTACCGTCAATCTTTTGCATTTTCTTATCGTTGGTATACATTAAATCACCTTGCATGACTGTATTCCAAGATAGTTTAGATAGGTATTTGAATGAGGTTAAAAACTTCTCTTGTAGTTGACCTGATAGGTCTGAGTTTTTGATTTCGTGTTCTGAAGTATAGAACTTAGGTTCTTTATTAAAAAGTGATTTCTTTGCAACAAAGAATTGACCAGTCTCGGGGTGTTTACCACAAAAGATTGCAGGAGCTCCGTCCCATTTTACAGTCATTTTGACACCTGAAGAAGCATTACCCTTCAACATGTCTCTCAGTCCTTGTAGAAAATTTATTGCACCACGACCACCATCAATACCTTGGTTGATAATTTCGTCTTCTAAATGTTCTAAATGTAGATTCTTTGCACCCATAATAGTAGTATATCACAATGTTGTTGTGTCGTCTACTATTTATGGTTTTTTAGAGGTTATAAAGCTTTAACTTTGTTTTCCCACTCTTCTTCAGTTTCATTACCAGTAAAACCGTCTGAAATGAGTTGTTGAAGTCTTGCAATCTCAGTGTTGTTTGCAGAAATGATAGCTTTTTGAGAGTCAACATCAGTTGTTCCTTCTTGTCCAAGAAGGTCTGAACCATTGTCTGACCAATTTTTCCATGCATTGTAATTCTCAAGAGCTCCACCTGTTGCAGTATCGTCTACACTTGGATTATTACTTCTCCACTCTGCATGATATGCGTCTGCACCACCACCAGTCCAGTTAGACGCGTTTCCGTCATTACCGATTACTGAATATGTTGCATTATTACCTTCAACCCAATCTACCATGTTCTGAAGTTTAGTATTTTGTGCTTGTAATTCTGTTACTTGGTCTGCTAAAAGAGGCATATAAATCTCCCGAATTTATGTTATACGGTTATTTATATTTTCGAGAGAGGTGAGGAATGAAGTTTATCCTCTAAAGAATCAATTTTGAGTTGCACGATTTGTGCTTTTTTATTTTCACCTAGTTTTTTGAGCTGTCTCAATTCCTTCTTTAACTCTATTTTAAGAGTTATAGAATCAATAACTTCATTAGGTTTCAATGTTTTAGTCATAATAACAATATTATTTATATCACCTTCCAGTATATAATATAAACCCCCTTTCGTCAAGGGGGTTTTTAACTGGCGATTCCAAGGGGACTCGAACCCCTAATACCACCGTGACAGGGTGGCGTGTTAACCAATTACACCATGGAACCGTAATTGGCAGCCCGTAGGAGAATCGAACTCCTGTTGCATGGATGAAAACCATGTGTCCTAACCACTAGACGAACGGGCCGTGTTAAAAGTCTCCTTCTGCAACTTGAACTACAGTGGTTCCTCTTGCTCTCCACATATCAACAACTTTATTTCTGTCGTCAAATACAAGGTCAATTACACCACCAAATTTTTCAAACTTATCTGCAAGTTGTGATTTGAATACTTCATCAGGAGTATAGTCTCCGTTAGGTCTAAGGAAAACTCCTTTATGACCATCTCCAATCCACTTTTTGATTTGTAATTCAGTAATCTCTCTTTCTGACTCATTCCTCGCTGAAAAGAATGCAACATCATCACCTTGAGCAATGAACCTTTTTGCAATGTCACAAACCCATTGAACAGGAGTATCAAACCTAGTTTCTGCTCTGAATGAATCCCAGTCGTTGTTTCCGTTTACAAAATGTCTTCTATGCTCTACATTTGCAATAGTTCCGTCAACATCAAAAATTACAGTTTTTTTGTTCATTTTAGTGAAAAACCCTCCAGTTTTTACCACCGTCTACAGAGATATGAGTAATTGCCATTTTACCAATTGGATTCATAAATCCATGAGCTGGTAATTTAGAACACATTAAATCCCAATCATTACCGTTACCACTAAGTGCAAGGTCATTCAATACAGACGGTATAGGTATATCAAGGACAGCACCGTCATTAATTACACCGTTATATATTGGGAAACCTTTAATTCTTACCTTTTTCATACTACTAGTATAACAAAAAGCTGGACTCGTTGTCAAGGCTTATATTTTGAAATCTGAGTAATCTCTACCTCTATCTGCAACTGGAACATCGTCACTAATATATTGTTCACCTTCAACCAATTCAGTCTGTGCTTCTTGTTCACAATCATATAGTTTCATACGACTTCTATCAATACCAATCACAAATCTTTTGAAGATTGTAGGGTCATTGTATCGATTCTTCAGCTGTTTAACTACGAGTTGGTCTAGGTCTTCTAGTTCATCACTAGTAATCAATGCAAACATTAAGTCTGCAGTTGCAGGCAGACCAAAAGATTCTGAAGTATCTTCTAGTCCAATATCTGTAGAACCATATCCACTTCTTGTAGTCTGAGTTGCAGATACAAGTGGGACATCAAACTCAACTGCAAGACCACGAAGTTCTTCTGCAATACTCTTAACTAGTGTGTATGAGTTTGCACCTTGGCCTGGTCTTACTCTATGACTTGCACATATGTTTAGATAGTCAATGAATATGATATCGGGTGTGAAGTCTTTCTTGATATCCAGTTCTTGTAATAAGTGTCTGAAATGACCAACATGAGCAGCTGCAGTTGGATATTCTTTAATGATTAGTTTACCTTTAGTTTTGTTTTTGAGTTTATCAACTTTCTTATCAAACTGTTTCTTACTCAAATCGGGGATTTCTTTCATAGGAACATTCATAATGTTTGCGTCAATCCTCTCTGCAATTCTTTCTTCTGACATTTCAAGTGTAATGTATAATACATTCTTGTTCATCATAAGACAACTTGCAGCTTGGTGACACATAAACAATGATTTACCAACACCCGTTCCAGCAAGAACAATGTTCAAAGTTTTGTTAGGTAATCCACCTTTTGTAATCTTGTTGAAGTATTCTAAATCAAAAGGAATCTTCTCTTCTTCTGTATGATAGAAATCAAATCTATCGTCTGAGTCTTCCAACTGGTCGTGTCCAATTTGAGTATCAAAGGACACGGAAAGTGCATCTTTCAAAAGCTCTGGTATTTCACCTGTTGACCTTTGAGATTTCTTGTCGATAACCTCAATAGAATCCATGACTGCAATGTAGATTGCTCTATCTTTACACCATGATTCTGTTTCGTCAACTAACCAATCTTGAGGTGTATTATCAACCTCAAATTTTCCAACGATATTTTTTGCGTCCTTGACGACATTCTCGTTTATACTTGTCGAATTGTCAAGGTTTATGAGAAGTGCTTCTTTCGTTGGTGGTTTTGTATACTTCTGAAAATATGCATATACTTCTTCAAATATAGTCTTTTCAGTTGTATCAGTGAAATACTCTGGCTTCAGAAATGGGATACACTTCCGTGTAAACTCTTCATTCTGAATCAGATTCTTCAGTATTGTCTGTTCTAGTCGCGTTTCCATACTTAAAATAATCTTTTACTACCTCTTCGAGTCTTTCCATTACTTCATCAGTAAAGTATTTCTCAGGGTTATTGTTAATAGTTTTACCAAATTCTGTTTTACCGTTTGGTAATTCAATTCTTGTTGAGGACTTCTTGAAGATACCACTTGCAAGTGCAAGGTCAAGAAGACCATAGTATCTATCAAGTCCAGTATCATAATGTAATCTTACATCTACAACTCTGTTCTCAACTGTAAGTCTTGATTTTGCATTCTTACAATGAATGATATTACCTACAACTTCAGTCCCTTCTTTTTCTTTTTTCTTAGATAGATAAACAATGGAAGAAGCTGCATACTTCAATCCACTACCACCACCCATTTCTTTCTGAGGGAACATTGAACCAATCACATCATAAGTATGATTAGTTACAATCATAGGGACTCCTGCCCTACCAAGTTTTAGGGTCAACACTCTGAATGCACCTTTAACAACTTGAGCTCGAGTCATGTCTCGGGTTTCTTTACCCTCTGCAGTGTCCTCAATCTCTTTTGTAGTTGATAACATTCCAAGAGAATCAAGACACATTGCCATTGGTGGTCTCTTATCTTTTGGAGTTTCAAGATACTTATCAAGTATGCTGATTGCCTGTTTACGAAATTCTTGAACGGTTACCACAGGCACGATAACAATTCTGTTTGAATCGATTCCTCTATCCTCAATCATTTGTCTACTGATTGCAGATTCAGATTCGAAATAGATTACTGCAGCTTCGGGATTATCGTCAAGGAATTGTTTACACATTCCAAGTGCAAAGTAGGTTTTACCTGTTGCTGATTCTCCTGCGATTGCAGTGATTTTGTTTTTAGGTAATCCACCATATAGTGAACCACTCAATAATGCATTAAAGATATAACTTCCTGTATCAATGAAGGAATCTACATCTCCAGCACTCACACCTTCTGCAACGATATCTGCATATTCGTTACCTGATGCTTTTACTAAGTCTTTAATAAATGACATATACACCTCTCATAATGTTTATACTATTCAGTATAATATATAGAGGGTTATTCGTCAATAGGGTTTTGATTTAATTTATGGCAAAGTTCTTTTATGGAATCGTCTGTTCTTACATGTTCTTCCATCATTTTTTTCACC